TGCTCCAGCAGGTGACCGAGGTCTACCCCTGCACGCTCACGTTCCAGGTCAGCGTGCAGGACCCGGTCTACAAGACCGTCGACGTCGCCGCGCGCATCTTCCTGCGCCAAGGCTACGCGCCGAACGATGTGCGCGACCGCGTGCGCGCGAACCTCGCCGCGTACTTCCGCGTGAACGAGCCCGACGGAACGCCGAACCCACTCGTCGACTTCGGCTTCAACATCAAGGACGCGGAGGGCAACCCGGTGGGCGAGATCGCCTGGTCGGACCTCTTCAACGTCATCCGCGACACGCCGGGCGTGCGGAAGATGGGCGACGCGCGTCTCGACCTGACGCTCAACGGGCTGCCTTCCGACGTGCGCCTCAGCGTGCGCGAGTTCCCGGTGCTGCGGACCGTGACGCTGGTGAATGGCGACACGGGGGAGCTGCTCTGATGGCGATCCTCAACCCCAGCTTCGAGGACGCGGGCGCGCTCCCCGGCGAGGCCGAGCACTGGGCGCTCTCGGCGGTGACGAGCCTCGAGGAGATCGCCGGCTTCGGCACCGCGCCCGAAGAGGCGTGGGAGGCCTTCGAGCGCTGGTTCGAGTTGCTCGACTCCATCGACGACGTGGTCGTCGTGCTCGCATTCTTCGACAGCGCGCTCAAGGGGTACGAGGAGTTCGAGAGCGGCTGGGCCAACGTTGTCTACCTCAACGACCTGCCGCCCGCGCAGCTCGTCACCGCGACCTTCGACGGGCTCGCCGCCGAGGAGTGCGAGACGGGGTGGAGCAACGTCCCCTACGCGCTCGAGTGGGCCGACGTCACCGCCGCGACGGGGGTCTTCGACGGCGAGCCGCGCGAGGACTTCGAGGACCAGTGGCGCAGCAACCAGCTCTACGCCTGGACGTGGGCGGCGGTCACCTCGAGCACCGCGATGTTCGACGCGGGCGCGCAGCCCGTCGAGGACTTCAACAACGGGTGGACGCCCGCGACGACGCAGTGAGGAGCAAGCCATGGCCGAAGCAGACTGGACGTACCTCAACGACGGGCTCGACATCGCAACGGTGGACCGGGGCGTGACCGCGGGCATCGCGCGCCCACCGGGCGGCGGCAGCTTCCTCTACGCCTTCAACTCGCTCTCGGCGGTAACCGGTGCGGTGGGCCTCTTCGCCAACCTCGCGAGCTTCGCTCCGATGGCCAAGGGCGGCTCCATTCGAGGCGTCGTGCAGCGTGGTCCGGGCGGCGGCCCCACCGGGTTCTCGCCGTTCTTGTTCCTCTGCTGCCAGGGCAACTCGGTCAACGACAGCGCGTACCTTCTCGGCCTCTCCGACGACGATCCGCACCGCATCGTGCTCCGCAAGGGCGCGGTGACGGTCGGCCTGCCAACGGCAGACGGGCCCGGCGTGCTACTCAAGTCGGCGGCGTCGTTCGCGCAGGCGACGTGGCTCCACCTGCGCCTCGACGTCATCGTGAACACCAACGGCGACGTCGTCCTCAAGGTCTTCCAGAACGACCTCGCGCTGCACGCGCTCGGCACGCCGCCAGACTGGCAGCCCGTGTCCGGCATGGTGGAGTTCATCGACGATCACCTCGGCATCAACTCCGGCTCGCAGCCGCTCACGTCAGGGCGCGGCGGCTTCGGCTTCTCCGTGAAGGACGTCACGCGCCGCGCGTACTTCGACCACCTCGAGCTGTTCCGGCAGGTGTGAGCGATGGCGCTGACCGCGTTCACCAGCCGTCTCGGGCGCGGACAGGGGCGCCTCGCGACGTCGAAGGCGACGGGCGGCGACTACGCCTTCGTCCTCGGCGATGCCGAGCTCGGGCGCCTCTTCGAGCTCGCACCCGGCGACCACGCCGAGGTCACGCAGCAGACGGACCTCACCGGCGTGATGCTGGTGCGCGCGCTCCTGCGGCTGCGCGTGCCCGCGTCGACCCCTCCGGGGCTCGCGTGGGAGGCCAGCATCATCGTCGATGGCACCAAGCTCGCGTCCATGCGCGCCAAGCCCGGCCGCGAGCGTCTCGTCACCGACCTCGCCGCGAACGTCTCGAAGCTCTCGGGCCTCCACACGACCGGGGTGCGGCTCGAGCTGGTGACCGCGTGAGGAGCCCGGCATGAGCACCCTCGAGCTGCCCGCGCTCTACGTCGACTCGGTCGCGCTCTTCGCAGCGACGCCGAGGCTCGTGCTCGTGAACCGTGACCCGAGCCCCGGCGAGAGCGGCGTGCCCATCGATGCGACGCTCGCCCTCGAGCTCGTCGACACCGGGCCGGACGGCGTGGAGCGCTCGACCGCGCGCGTGTGGATCGACGGCGTCCTCGCATTCGACGGCAGCGCCGTGCCCGAGCTCGCCCCGGCCTTCGCGGGCCCGCTGGCCAGCGTCACGCAGACCACCGACACACTGCGCGTCGTGCTGCATCCGGTGGCTCCGCTCGCGAGCCTGGCCACGGTCCACGTGCGCGTGCTCGCTCAGACCGTGGGCGGCTCGGCCTCACTCGACGAGGTGTACTCGTTCGTCGTCGAGGACCGGACCGCACCCCGCGTCGTCGGCGCACAGGCGCTCGCGCAGAGGACCGTGCGCGTGGGATTCGACGAGCCCGTGCTGGTCCCGAGCGGGGCGAGCTTCGTGCTCGCGCCGAAGGGCGCGCCCGCCGTGCCGGTGACCGTCGCCCGCGTCAGCATCGATGGGAGCGTCGCGCTCCTCACGCTCGACACCGAGATGACGCCCGACGTGCTTCACGAGGTGGTGGCCGTCGGCGTGACAGATCTCTTCGGCAACGCCGTCCTCGGCCCCTACGACCGAGCGAGCTTCACGGGCTTCCGCCCCGCGCGCCCGCTCACCAGGCGCTTCGACCTGTGGCGCATGCTGCCGAAGCACAACCGGCGTGACGACCAAACGGGAGACCTGTTCCGCTTCATCGCCTGCCTGCAGGAGGTGACGGACCTCCTGCTCGCCGACGTCGATCGCTGGCCCGACATCTTCGACCTCGAGCGCGCGCCCGAGGCCTTCGTCGACCTCATCCTGCGCGACCTCGGCAACCCGTTCCCGTTCGAGCTCGATGCGATGGGCAAGCGGCGCCTCGCGTCGGTGCTCGTCGAGATGTACCGGCAGAAGGGCACGGCCAAGGGCATCCAGAACGCGATCCGCTTCTTCCTCGGCATCGACATCTCGGCCATCACGCCCTTCAACGCCGACACGCTCTATCTCGGCGAGTCGCTGCTCGGCGTCGACTGGGTGCTCGGCCCCTCCGACCGCTTCGCGCGCTACGCCTTCAACGTCGAGGTCGCGCGCATCCTCACCGACCGCGAGCGCCAGCAGCTCCGAGCCATCGTCGAGTACCTGAAGCCCGCGCACACGCACTTCGTAGACCTCGTCGAGCCGCTGCCGCCGGTGCTGCCGAACCACTGGGAGTTGGGCCTCAGCGACCTCGGAGAGACGACCGACCTGCACTGACGCTATGGTGTCGCCTCAGATCAGATGCCGAAGGCAGAGGACCACGAGGAGCGAGCCGCGCTCCAGAAGTTGATGACGCTGCTCCTGCGCCACACGGTGGTCCTCGTCCGTACTGACGCCCCTGGCCGTGGCAGTGGTTTCGTCATCCCGTGGAACGGTGGCGTTCGCATCGTCACCGCTCGACATGTCATCGAGAAGGGGGAATGGGCGGTCGAGGCTCTCGACTCCTCGCGCGGCACCGATGCTCCTCCGCTCACGGAACGGGACGTGTGGAACATCCCGCTTGCCGATCGCGAAACGTTGCGGCTGCGCCTGAGACCCGATCCAGCGTCGCTCAACGCCGTGAAGGATGACATTGCGTGGGCGTGGTTCGACGTCGACCGCGACGCCCTGGCAGCCGACCCGAAGGCCCAGTCGTGGTCGGTGCCGCAGTACTCCGGCCCTCTCGATGCCGTCGCCACGGACGGGGAAGTCTACGCGTTCGCCGCAGCAAATCGGGACGAAGTACACGACGTGGCGAGGGCGGTTGTTCGCGAGGTGTCGTGGGAGGCGTACATGACGCTCACTGCCTTCGACGCGAACGGCTTGATCTTGGGGCTCGCGCGCGACCACCAGGGCCACGCGTTCTATCGCGGCGCCAGTGGCGCGCCGGTCGCAGACCGGACGGGGACGATCGTTGGCGTACTCGTTGGGCCAGGGAATGGGGCAAACGAACTCCGAGCTGCGAGCTTGGAGCGGTTCATCCGCGCGATGCGACAGATCGAGGCTCGTTCCTGACCCTGTTGTTCATGTGCTGTCCCCGACGGCCACTTCGAGCGGCTTTGCCTCCATCGGACGCTCCGTGCGCTCCGAGGCAAGGACATGGCCGATCGCGTCGACTTCTACTTCCGCCAGCGCGTCACCGAGGCCGAGCTCGACCTCGCGTTCGCCTTGCTCGAGAAGGCTGACCGGGACCTCGCCGCCGACCTGAACATCTACGGCATCGTCTCGGGCGCGGTTCCCGCGCCGCACTCCCCGGTGCCCGACCTGACGGTGGACCTGACGGCTCCGGCGCGGGCCTACGACAACCTCGGTCAGCGCATGTTCTTCGGCACGGGCCAGACGGTGGACTGCGCCGTCGACCTCGTGGGCATCCCGACCGACGTGGCCACGGTCGGCAACGAGCGCTGGCTCGGCATCTTCCTTCGCTTCAAGCGCCAGCTCTCCGACCCGCGCACGGACGGCAACTCGCAGCAGGTGTTCTTCCGGCGTGACGAGTCG